TAGCTTCTGTGCGAGGATGAAAGGGATGAAGAAAAAACTTACATCAGCAAAGACAGCTAGAGATCCTAACAGTAGAATTAATAAAGCACTCCGTGCTTGGAACTGTTAATACAAAATAAAAAAGGGGAGCCATAAAGACTCCCCCAGCAGGCAGCAACGAAGACACACAGAGATTACTCTGGGTGTCTTTTTTTTTGGTCTGATTGATACATAGATCTATCTCCCCATCTTTTAGTCCAAAGATAGCTATTGAATCTAGACGTGTATCTTTCGACCAATTCCATAATTTTATTATGCCAAAATAATTTTCTAAATCTTTTGTATAATCTGTTTAATATCATCTTGTAATTTTTTACCTACAGAGTTAGCATGATTGATTACAGCAGCACATAGATTACCATGATAAGGGTACGCCTTTAGGGCATCCCTAACTTTACCTACAGGCTTACCACCATAATCAATCACGATTGCATTGTCTTTATTTAAACCTATCTTTAGTTCAAATAGTATGCCAGTAAATTTATTTAAATCATTTTTTTCCGACATCTTTTTCTCCATCTGGATTAAAAGGTTTTAGTGTAGCCATAATATTCATTACTGTATACACCTCACCATACGGCCTAGTCATCAGATATTTCATCACATCTTGTAATTGTTTAGCATCAACAAGATACTGTTTTGGTTTTGCTTCTTTGTCCATCTTCCCTCCTATTAAAATGGTATATCATCCTCATTAGGATAATGTTTTTTTAATGTTTCTAATTTTTCTTCTGCATTAGTTATCTTTTCTACTTGTTTATCAATCTCATCTAAAAATTGAGGATGTTCTCCTATACCTACAGGTTTCTGTAGATAAACTTCAATAACTGCTTTTGCTGATTTTATTTCTGCATCGTACTTTGCTTCCAATGCTTCTATAAAAAGATCTCCCATTACTGTGTCCCCTTAAATTGATAGTATTTATCTTCTACTAATTCCTCATTATCTAAATAAGGATTAGTCTTAGCTGCATCTGATTCTCTTGCATCTCTTATAGTTTGATTTAAAGTTCTACCTTGTTTCAAACATCCTGCAACAAAATCTTCTACTTCTAATATTGCCTGCTTAACCTGCCCCATTACTAACCTCCTTTATTAATCTATTTAAATACCAACTAGCTTTTTGTAGATCTTCTAATGGCTCACCTTTAAACTTATATCTTGAAACATATTTCAAAACATTACCTTTAAGATATCCATGATACTCATCACCAGTCATACAATCTCGTATAACATCTATAGTTTCTTTCTTACCATATTTATAATGAGCAGGTGAGTTAACATTATCATGACCTCTCTCATTTTCATAAGAGATATCATGACCATGTTCTTTTAGAGATATATATGTTCGTTTACTTTTTACCATACTTTCTCCTAATAGTATTATACTCTACCATTTCTAGATCATATTGACCTTTAGATACATTACGCTTAACAACAAGTCCACTCCACCACATTTGCTGTGTAGCTCTAGCATAATTTTCTTTATGATGCAAGTAACATCCTGCAGATAATCCCATAAGTTTTTTACCAGATGGTAATGCACACATAGCATAATCAAAAGTATGTATATGTCCTACAGTAGAAGATACTTTGTTTTTTAAGAGGAGAGAACGAGCAACGTTGTCACCGCTAATAGGCTTCCCCATGACACCAGTAGGATAGTTATGGCAATAATATACACCATCAACATTGACGGGCTTCTGGTATTCATAAACCTCCCAACCAAATTTTTCAAATTTAAAGTCGTCTGTGCTAATTGTGCCTTCAAGCTCTGGTATGTCATCTACTGTTCTATCTATCCTATCTTCGTGATTACCAAGAAGCATGATCTTTCTTAGCCGTCTTCCATCAAGACCTTTGTTAAATTTTTCCAATGCATCATGGGCATGGTCTATATCTTTTTTATATCTTCTACCTTCAAAGGATTTTTTACCTTTATCATAACTAGATAGTGAATCCATACTAGCAAAGTCTCCCATGCATATTATAGTATTCGGCCTTAAATCATGTGCAAATTTACCTGCCCATAAAAATCTTTCATTGCTTGCTTTGGGTGTGCAATGAGGGTCACCCATAACTAAATGTGTTGCCACTAGTTTAACTCCTTATCACGTTTTTGTTTTAAGAACTCTAAGAAATCTACAACATTAGAATCGTCATCAAATTCTGCAACAGAACTAATTGTCATAGTCTTATCATTCCTTTTTTTATCATCAGCAAATCCACGAAGACCCCATAAAAACGTAGAATGTGGATCCGTAGTTGCCATCTTTATCATGCCTCTAGCTATAGTAGAACATAATTCGTACTCTTCTGTTGTCATTTTGGATTGACTATCCATAATTATACCACAAGTAAATCCTTTTTGCCATGGGGTAATAATAACTTTAACAGAATTAATTACACTAAGTTTATCTTTTTTATTTGCCATTCCAATACCTATCAATATTTTCGTTACTATATTCTATCACTTTATGTTCATAACCTCTCTTCATACTTTTTCTCCCAAATTCATCTGCAGATTTTTCTTTATCAAAAATCATGTTAGAAAATAATTTATAATCATCTTCTTTTTTGTTTTTAAATACTACAAAATATAAGTGCATAACCTAGAGTCAATGATGACTAGACCCCTCAAACTAATCACCATTGAACTCTTCTGTCTCCTTGTAAAAAGGAAATCTATAATTTTGTTAATCATTTATTTATATTTTCCCATACCTTTATAGATGCCTTTTTAATATTATTATCCCAATAGAAAGGACTAGGGTCAGTATTTAAAGGTGTTATCTTTATAGCTTTTTCTATATCATTATCACACATATCAATATAATTTTCTAAAGATTTAAAATCCCTAACTAATTCTTTGTATCCACTTTTTACATCTTGTTTTGTAAGATCATACCATAATGTTTTTTTAGGTGAGCAATACAATAAAGATATTGGTTTATCATGTAACACAGAATACAAAGCCTGTTGCCTTAGATGATCTATCTTTGGTTTAGTGGGTAACCTTAGTGTTGATTTTAAATCAACTATTAGATTATCGTATTCAAAGTCAGTAAACAATCTAACTGGATGTTTAAGTCCTTCAATATTTTCTACCATTTCTTTTTGATAACTAATTATATTTCTTAGTTGTCTTTCATATAATTTCTCTTCAAACTTCTTAGCTATGTTTATTGAATTATACAACTCTTCTTCTGCATTAAAAAAATTATTTTTCTTAAATCTATGAGTTAACAACTTTTCAAAGTGACTATCATCTTTCTGAGACATACCTCTTTTTATTTTATAGTAAGCACCAAACTCTGCAAGATTACCCCTAACCATTGCAGGACTACTAGATACTCTTAAACCTAATCCGTAGTGAACAAGCCATTCACTAGGATTATGTTTAAACTTATTAATAGAACTAAAGCTATGTTTAAAGTCTGACTTGATTATATTTTTTAATTCCATTTAATACCTAGTAGTTAATTTGTTATGCTGATAATACTTCTTCTGGATCTAACTCTTTGACAACTTTAGCATCAATAGTATCATTAGAATTAGAAGATTTAGATTTAGCTGAATTATATAAATCTATGACTTCTTTATTCTCAACATCAATAGACTCTTGAAACAGCTTTATTGTATCCATATTATCATCTGATAATTGTAGGTTAGCATCTGAGTTTACAAGTATATCTGGAGTATAGTAAACATTACCACCTTTCTTTTGTCTCTTAGTATTTAAAGACAAAGTACAATTAAACATAAGTTTCTTTCTTTTGTTAAGAAGATCTAAAGCAGAAGTAACTGGTGAAAAAGCTGTGCCTGTAACTCTATACAATACAGGTAGATTTTTTACAGATGTAGTTTCACCTTTAGCAGTAACACCTTTATCAAAACTTAATAAACCGTAGACTAATTTATAACATCTAATAGTTCTTTGCTCTTCTAATTGTTCTGGAGTTAGACTTGATCTTTCTTTAAATGGTATCTTACCACATTTAGTACCACCTAAGATATCTATAGCTTCTTCTCTCCAACTTTTAAAGATTATAGATCTATTTACATATTCACTTTTAACAGCATCATAGTGCATGTATTGCATAGCACTTATAAATGGCCGTAGTGTTACAGGTTTTGAATATACATTCTGCCCTGTACTTGAATCGTATGTATAAAAATGACCTACTGGTAATTGATTACCATCATCATCTTCTGGGCTACGATTTATAGCTAATCTAGGTATATTAACACCCATGCTAGACCCATCATCCTGTCCTATAGCTTGCATTATCTGCTCATTAGACATTCCTTTTACTATCACATTATTATCAGACATTTGTCCTCCTTATTTTAGTTTTTGTGTATATCATATTTATAAAAAAATACCATTGGTTATTTTGACGCATTATAAAGTATTTTAATTATCAAATAAGAAACGTATATTATAGACATTATAAACAATATTTTTTCTAACATATTATTGTATCTCCATTTATTATTTTTACCTCTAGATCATCAGCATTTGCAAAGTATGTCCACTCTGACAAAAACTCATGCTTGTCGTTTATATACAATGTTGTAGGCTCTATTACACATTGATCTTTTAGTTGTGTGTATTCTAAATATGCAGAATACTCCTCATCAGAATACTCATCTAAGCTATCCAATGCATCTATGTCCTTACTCATTTTATGTCCTCCATTTGTAACCAGTTAATACCTATCTTTGACTCGGTATCTAAGGGTACGTTAAAGTTAATATCGTAATACGTTTTGAGGGATGGTATTACATCTGATGTGCCCTGCTTAAATATTTCACTCATCACATCTTCTTCTCCAGGATAAACATCTGCCACGATAGAATCATGAACTGTGTTTACAAGTAAACTCTTTACACCTTTGTCTTGCATAATTTTATATATATTTATACAGGCCATTGGTACAATATCTGCTGTTGCAAAACCTTGTACAGGATAATTTTTTATCTGAGTACCGTAAGTAGATCCACCCCAAGGTGTTCTCTCTGCATATGGAAAAGCATACTCCCTACCAGTTGGTAGTTTAATTCTCTTGTATCTTATGGCCTCACTCTGTAATTTTTCATGCCATTTTTTTATATCTTTATACTTCTCTAAGAATTTAGTATAGTATCTTTTCTCATCTTCAGTACCAGTTACACCACCATACAAAGGTTTAAATGTATGTGCCTTTGCATCTTGTCTTGATACACCTATAATGTCTGCAGTGTATTGGTGTACATCTATTTTATTTTCTATATCTTCCATACCTTGTTTATCTTGTGCAAGATATACTGCAGTTCTAAATTCTAATTGTGCAAAATCTATCTCTAGTATCTTACCCCCTTCAAATCTAGACGTTACAACTTTACGAATAGGAAATGTTCTGCCTCTAGGTTGATTTTGAAAGTTAGGATCACGACTAGATAACCTACCAGTTGCAGTTATAGCCTGCATAAACTTAGGATGTAGAAAACCTTTTTCGTTTGTAAAGTTTTTTAATCCTTCTACAAATGTATTTAGATATGTATCTACTGCATTGTGTCTTACGATTGCATCTATAAATTCTTTGAACTCACCCTCTGCTTCTGAGGCTATCTTACTCAAAGTAATTCTATCAGTTCTAAATCCAGACTCTGCTATATCATATACACTTCTAGGTCTTTGTCTGAATCCTGCAACTTTTGCCATTGGTGTATAAATATAACCTTCACCATCACAATCAGAACACTTAGTATAATTTTTAAATGGGCTACCATCTTTTTTTATTCTTTTGATAACACCCTTACCATGACAAGCTATGCATTGCTCTGCTACAGTTCTATGTATTGTCTCTGTATTATCTGCAACTAAATTTCTAAACTGTTGTCTAGAATAGTTAGGTCTTCTCTTACTCTTGCCTGTACTTTTATCTATACCAACATTAAATATCTTAGCCCATTGTTTTTTATCTTTGGGTTTCATAGAATAAATTAACCAAGCTAATTGTTCTGGACTAGATAAATTAATTTTAGTATCACCCATTTGTCTGTAAACAATCTTATCTATCTTTTGTTTTAGATATGCAAACTCTGCTCTAAATTCTTTTTCAACTTTATCTAATTCATTTAAGTCTACATTAATACCATTACGTTCCATGTCAGATAATACAACTAAAAACTCATTCATCATCTTAACTGTCATAAGTAATCCCTTATTCTTTTCTGATCTAAGGTCAGCCATCTGAGAATCAAATAGACTTCTAGTTATCTTAACATCTATTCTACCATATTCTTCTACAATATCTTTAGGTATGTTTTCAAAAGATACACCTCTATCCATGTATTCTTTTACACTACTATCTTTAGATCCTATCTTTCTTCTACGGCAACACATCTCAAGTGTTAAACTTTTTCTAACACCTCTGTTTAATATGTACTCTCCTAACATAGTATCATAAACTCTACCATTGTATTTAAATCCAGATTCTAATAACCACATTAAATCAAATTTAATATTGTGACCTACTAATAAAGTTGTTTTATTTAGAGTATCTTGTATCTTAACTGCACAACCTCTATCTATTCTCTCACTATGATTTGTAAAATAATACTCCTCACCACATTTAGAATCTAAACCTACACTAACTAATATATTATCTGGATGAAAAGGTGATGGGTCATACCCACCA